AGTGGAAAAGTGTAGTATTTGATAAGTCTATGTTGTTTGAAGTCGATCCTCAATCTGATCTTTTACAGTATGTTTATTATTTTGTTCTTGAGGCTGGGTATCAATGGAAGCCTAGAACAAACATGCTCCGCTATAATCACGATGGTAATGTTAGTGATGAGACAGCTAAGTTGCTGTCTGCTAGGTCAAGAGGATGGCGACCAGGTTTGGCGTAGTTCTATAAATTGATGAATCCAGTCGTCTCTGTCCTCAACAAATATTTGAAACTCGTCCTGTTCTACGGCTATAAGTGTCACTAGCCTATTGATTGGTATTTGATATCTCTCTTCAAACATAACGGCATACGCCGCTTCTTGCATAAAATACCCATGGACCCATTCATGCCGCTTAGCCTTACTGGACGTCTTAAAATCGATTATAGACGGCTTCCCGTCCCATATACCGACGAGATCTACTCGTCCACCGACCTTAAGATAGTCGCTGTATAAGGCTAACTCGACACCATAGATTCCTTCCAAATGTTTGTCAAGTTCGGGACGTATTTGCTTGAACATAAAATGATTGACCGGTTCTACCTTATTAAAATCGATATCATTATTGTTAACATAATCTTCACAGAGCTTGTGGACCTTGGTACCTCGACGCGATGCTTGGCCAGAAATTTTATTTGCTTCTTTTGCACCGACCCGCTTTCTCCATTTCAAGATCGCATCCTTGCTTAGCAATGATGTAACGGTCGTCACGGAAGGATATAACTCTCCTTCCGGAGTCACATAATATCTTTTGCCGTCTTGATTTTTAGTTTTGAGATCTGGATCATGATTTAACTCTAGATGTTTAAACATTAATTAGAAGTCCACGTTTTGATTCATAGTATTTTTTTTGCTTGGATGTTTTTTATCAATATTCCTAAGTATATCTCTAAAGCTATCGTCTGGCTTACGTAAGCCATCGACACCCGACACAATCATAGGTGTACTCATTATCGACTCTAAATGAGGATTGTCTTTGAGGAACTGATCCCTCTCGGCAATTTTCATCTGTTTTTCAATCACTTCTTGAGTCTTCTTATTTCTAAAATCATATGTTGGCATAATTATTTCTTCCGACCGCGGTTCCCATTATATTCTGTGCTTTGTTCCCAATCGTTGGTTCGAAGCGCCTGTTTTATTTTTCGCTTGTCTTTTCTTTGGTTTGTTTTTTTCCACTTGTATTTAAATTCGTCCTCACTGTAATTAATAAAAGGTGTTTTGTTAGAGTCTTGCTTAGCCACAAGTTTATTCCTCCGCGATCAGATTATACCAAGTTCTGGGAACGCTTTTTGCACCACGTTCTTACTTACTCCTTGTATTTCTCTCGCTTTCATTTGAAGTATAAGTTCAGCATCCTCAGGTTCAACTGACTCGAGGATTCGAACGAACAGTTGCTCCCGTCTCAGCATCTTTGCATCTGGTTGCACGGGCTTACCGTCCTTGGCAATAAAATATGAGAAGTTTTTCAATTCAGCTATCAATCTACCTTCCTGATCCAGATCCGGATCTAAAGGTCTATATGGAGGTGTACCAGGAGGCAACAACCACGAAATATGTGTATTATATGCTAATTGAAACACACTGTGTAATTGTGTTCTCGTTGCCTCAGGTAGAGCTTGTAGTGCCTCTATTTTCTGAGTAACGTTCTTAGTCTTACGGGCTGTTGTTAAGGCTTCAGCCATGCCTATTGTATTTCCACTCATTTTAAAACTCGCTTATATCTTTCATTAAATGTTTAAGTTTATGTTTAACAAAGTAGTTAAACAGCTTCCCCCTGCCTTTAGCAGGTATATTATATTGATCGAGAACTTTCTTTTGAATATCTTCTGGAATAAATTTGAGATCAATTAACATTCTATTGCGTAACCAGCCTCGCTTAAGATCATCGTTCTCAAATATATTTTCTATCTCGTCAACATTACCTTTTAAGGTGTCTAGGTATTTAGTACGCATTGGTTTTTGTCTTTCACCGGTTACAAACACATCATCTTTAGATAACATGTTAGGAACACCATCACCTCGATCGCCTTTAGCAATATGCTCTATTAAGTACTTATGAGGATCGTTATGCTTCACCCAACGCTTTTGCACAGGGTCATACTGTGTAACTTTTTTGAATTTATGTAACTGAATAAAATCCTTATCGCCAGACAATATTAATATCAATGTTTTACTGTCAGAGTTGATGTTTATATAATGAGCCAATGTACCAATTATATCATCAGCTTCTGCTGTATCGACCTGTATTACTTTGTAAGGAAAGTATTCTTTGATTTCATCTCTAACCTTATTTAAAATATTAAATACAGAAGACCAATCTATACTAGACTGATCTCTATACTTCTTGCGACTAGCCTTGTAATAGGGATATCTTTGACGGCGCCAGAAATTTCTGTCATCACAACATATAACTAATTCACCATACTTATTACCAAACTTTGTTCGAAATGATCGTACGCTATTGAGTATCATATGTCGGAACAAGTCTTCATCTAACTCAATATCTTTTTGACCTCCTATCTGAACCATCAGGTTGGAAATCATTACCTGATTTAAATCAACCAATATCATAATCAAACTCCATGATCTTTTAATTTTTTTTACTCTGGAATTATAACCTTTTATGCTTTAGTGGTCAACAATCACTCGTCGGCCAATGGCATTGCAAAGTCAGCGTCAATGTTAGACTCGTCGACTACATTAACAGCAAACTCTTGCAAGGGGTGCTTCATTCCTAGAGACCTATACATAGCAGACTTGATTGATTCGCTGATTAGTATTAGGTCATGTCTCGAACTATGGTTAGAATTAATATCACACCCGGTTCTTTCCATGTGCCTGAAAACGTCAAAAGCAATCTCCACAGCTGCTTCCGTAACAAATCTGCCTCGCACATCCTCTACAGCAGCTTGAAGTTCTTCCTCGTTTTGAGGAGGAGTACTTTTTTTATCTATCGGAAATTGTACGACGTTATCGATCTTCAATATTTTATCTCCTGTTGGTGTTAGTATTTATGCCATTGATTTTTTGCTCTACAAGAGTAATGATAGAACCAACAGTTTCTGCGTTTTCTGCCTCTGCGTCATCGACAAGAATATCAAATTCTTCTTCGAAGGCTATAATTAATTCAATCGAATCTAAACTGTCTGCTCCTAAGTCATCAATGAGATTTAGCTGCTCTGTAATTGTCTCTACGTCGATGCCGAGATGCTTGCTCATCATTTTCTTTATCTTATATGTTATCTCAAAGTTTGAGATGGTGCTCATAAATAATCTCCTTTAATATTTATATATTATCTTCTATTTGTGTATATAGATCAACTAGTTATCGCGATGTTGACTGCGGATGTGAAGTAGGTGATCGTTATACATAATAGAAATAGTGTATAGGACATATAAGAGAATATTGATATGAAAGTGTTGGTCACCGGGGTAGCCGGGTTTATAGGATTTCACGTTACACAACAGTTGCTCGCGAGGGGCGACAGTGTAGTCGGAGTGGACAATCTCAATGATTATTATGACTTCTCTCTTAAGAGAGCTCGACTTAATCAACTCGCCCTCCAAACGTCTGGCAAGTTTGATTTCCACAAGATGGATGTTGCTGATAAGGCATCAGTTCAAACTTTGTTTGCTACTACGAAGCCACACAAGGTTATTCATCTTGCTGCTCAGGCCGGAGTGCGATACTCGTTAGAAAATCCACATGCTTACATAGATTCAAACATTCAAGGGTTTCTCAACATATTAGAAGGTTGTCGCGACCATTATGTAGATCATCTCGTATACGCATCTTCGAGTTCTGTGTACGGCGGGAATACTAAAACACCGTTCTCTGTAGAAGATAAAGTAGATCACCCGTTGTCACTGTACGGTGCCACTAAACGGGCAAATGAGTTGATGGCTCATGCATATAGCCATTTATATAAAATACCTACTACTGGGCTGAGGTTTTTTACGGTGTATGGCCCATGGGGTCGACCTGACATGTCTTTGTATCTATTCACAAAGAATATTTTGGAAGGTAAGCCAATTGATATATTTAACGAAGGCAACCATGCACGCGACTTTACCTACATCGATGATATTGCGACCGGGGTAGTGAAAGTATCAGACGTAGTAAGACACTCATCTCCTATTACACCTTATAAAATTTATAATATTGGCAACAGTTGCCCAGTAAACCTAATGGACATGATAAATATTTTAGAAGAAGAGTTAGGCGTAAAAGCTAAGAAAAATTTCTTACCTATGCAACCAGGAGATGTACATACAACTTTTGCAGACATAGAGGATTTCCGACATGATATTGGATATGAGCCCAAAACTGATATAGCGACTGGGATAGCCAAGTTTGTACAATGGTATCGAACTTACCATACGGCCGTTAGTCAAGGTTAACTAAGTGGAACTAAAAACGAAGGATAATAAAATGGACAAGAA